CCAAACACACCTGTAATTCCTACAAGGATCGAGCGGACGAGAATCGTATATCGTACAACCTCGCTCACCCTTCTCCAAAAAGAAACAATTGACGCCTGGATACATCCTATGATTATGGACGTCCCCCTCCAACCAACCCTCGCAACACTTGGAACACTCTCCACAGCTTCGCTTGTCAAGTGTCAATATCGGAAGACTAGTTCCCATAGGACCACATTATATCCGGTCAACTAATCTTGGAAACAAGACGTATCATCTCTTCTACCTCGACTATCGCCGAATTTATCTTCACCTCGAGCGGAATGACAGATATCGGTATAACACCTGTCCCACCCATTCCAAACGTCCGCCACTCCTTGATGGAATGCGACAACTGCACCAACTCTGCCTTAATACGAAACAACGCTGCGCCAACCGAAGTAGGCTTCAGGACAGGATCCATAAACCACCTCCTAAGAATACGTATCAATTTATCGATAAATTCAACTACGAATTTATAAAAAATTTATTGAAATGAAAGATTACGGCAATCCAAACATCACGGCGACACAAAAAACTCGACCAACAGCACCAAATAACCAGCTTACTTTGCCTTCTTCCACTCAAAAGACTCAACTTCAATCGGTCCAAATCCAAAGACTTCTCGCTCGCTCTGCTTTCCAACGAACCTATCCAGAGCGTAAATTCCATCCGTCAAATCAAGAAAACATCCAGGATTCTTAGACATATGGGTCTTCAATACCACCACCCAACTGTTCAAAGTTCGTCCCACAGAATCTTTAGCAAACTTTTCCGCAGTGAGCTCATCCACAGTCCACGACGACATCCGTCCATCATCCACATATCCTTCGGAAGAAACCCCACTGTCCTCAGGAGAAAAACCCAACTTCTTCTCCAGCCAATCCTCCGTCACAGCTATCCCACGATACAAGACATCAACATTAGGCTCTTTAAAAAACTTGGGATACTTCTTGTCACGCAACAACTTCTTCACGACAGCTATCTGAGAAGAATTCAATTTCTCGTTCCTAAAAATCTGCTCCACAAACCCGTCATACAAGTCTCTCTCTTCATGGGTGTCCTTCTCAAAAGGAACATCATCCAACCTCTCCTCACCAAACGCTATCTTCCCCAACTCACCGCCCTCAGGCTCATCAAAATCAAACTTTTCTTTTTTGGCCTCCAACGGCAACACCACCTCTTCGTAAAATTCATTTACAATCTGAGGCAAACGAACAATGCTGTCCACTTCACGACCATACAGCTCGATATTAGACAAAGCAGAGCCTGGATCTCTAAGGGTCCGCATACGATACCCTTCCTCATGATCAACCGCCATTTTTATTAGATTAGGATACCAATCTCGTGCTACCTTCTTCGGACTGTACAACATATTGACAAGATTCTGGGTCAACCCCTTGCTCACCAATTTCTTGTTCAACTTTTCTACATAAGGGCTGGTTTTAAAACCTGTCGGAATATTCTCAATATATCCACGTAATACATCGTTGGAATTTAACACGCCCTGCAGTTCTTCGAGCGCGGACAACACGACCGGCTGCTTTGATTTCATGTCGGCAATGATCTCTCGCATCCTAGTTTGGGTCTCACGATAATCCAGCTTTGCTTCTACTTGCTCACGGATGTACTTACGTAACAACGATAAAGACATATCTTTATGTATATCAATCCCGAGAAGAAACTCGCTTACCACGTATCACCAACGGATTCTCCTTGACCAACCAAAATTCTTTTTCAAAGGGTGGGGTTTCATCTTTCTTAAACCAAAATAATTTTCTGCCGGCCGTCGAAGAATACACACCTATTATCGTGATCTCACCGGCATGCACCAGGTCGTGACACGAATGACACAATACCGCCAAATTCTCGTTGTCGTTCGTACATCTAGGGTCGCACCGCGGAATAATATGATGAATGTTCAAAGCCGCAGACCGGTCGTATCCACAGATCTCGCATCGATCCTTAGATAACTTGTCCTGTCCATGCCGACGGCGCGCCACACAAAATTATCTCAAAAAATTAACCACCAGCCGCGGCTAACATAACGGCCTTTTGATGATACTGCACCAGATTCGGATTTGTATCATAATAAGCGCTATCATCTATAAGGAACATCGAGACAGGAAACGGATTCTTTCTCTCTGGCTTCATCATCTCGGTCGTCGCTTCTTTCATCTTTTCAAACATTCCGTGCTTCTCGTAAAAATGTGCCGCGGCCAGCAAGGCCTCGTTCCTGTTCGGACTAAACTTGTTCGCTACTCTATAATGATACTCTGCATCTTCAAGATTTCCCAAAAATGCGTGTGCATTACCTATCAACATCACAGCATAATAGCTCATGTCATCTATCCTACTCGGCGTCGCCGACGCGAACCAATTATGCTCGTGATTCAAATGCATCTCAAAGTAGAATATACACCGGCGGGCGTACTCTTTTGCGTGATACATCTTAAAAGGAAAATCATCCGGATTCCCATAACAATCTGCATAAGACTTCCCGATATACCACAAATGATAAGGATTCTTCAAAACTTCGTTGTTTGTAACCTTAGTCAACTCAAGGTTCAACGCGTCCTTCAAAAACTTCATCGGCTTGTGCCACGTCATACCATCATTGGTAATAACATGCCGTATACCAACCGGCAAATTCACTCTCTGAAAATTCTGATCGACTTCTGGTAGATGGATCGTCTCGTGTGCCAAATCATGAGCAAAATACCATGGCAGCGACGCGTTCCATATCCACGTACGATAATATCGACTTCTCGCTGCAGAAGCCATTATGTTAAACGACTGCACGGACGTATCATTAAACGGTGACCAATCAAACTCTTCGTCGACAACCAATTGCTCATCTGCATCGACACGCAAAATCCAATCGCACCCGTGCTCGGCCTTCAAAGCCGCCTGCAACGTGTGGTCTCTGTTCCACCCATGACCCTTCCACTCGTAAATCTGGTATAAAAATCCAGGTATACCCTTTTCTTCAAAAAACTTATTGATAATTTCCTGCGTCCCATCCGTCGAACCATTGTCTTGAATAACCCAATAATCTATGTACTGATAAACGGAGTTCAACATCCTCAAAATGGTCGGGGCTTCGTTCTTAACCATCGTATTGAAACAAAACTTGACGTTACAATTCTTACGCGTCGCTATTGACATGATGCTACAATAACACCACCACACCTCATGTTAAATTCTACAAAAATAAAATTGGATATCTCCAACAACAAAAAATCAAACAAACGACGACAACATCTCCACAAACCCCCATCCCATCCGATCACAATAATCTCGGACCACGGGAACGAGTCATATCCTCATCTTCTAGAAATAGAGCATATTTTTACCCTAAGATGCCATTTTCCTATATTCTAGAAGATAAGGACATTTTGGTCACACATCACGTTACAATCGTAAGCGGATCATTGGTCACCGCATGGAGGAACCAGTGGGTGCCGTTGCAGACGACTTCCATGAAATCACCTGTCTGATAAGCAAAACCGAAAGCAACGGATATTGCAGCCGTGACCTGTTGGCCCTCGGCCTTTTCTGACTGCGCGGCGTTGATGTTGATGGCGACGCCGTAGATCTTTGCGGACCCGGCGGGGACCTGGATCTTATGGGCTACAGCGGTGGCAGCATACATCTTGAAGCGAAGTCCTTGAGCGGGGGCAGGAAGCGTGAACGTCTGAGCAGACCCTCCAGGTATGAGAACGGCTCCGCTCTCGGCTGAAGTGAGTACGACACCGCTCCCGATGATCGCACGGCGGGCGCCTGTCTGAGTGACGCCGGCCATCGTGAGGTAGGTGCCGCTGAGTGTGGTGTTTCCTCCGACAGACAGGTCATTTGTGAACGTGGTGTTTCCTCCGACAGACAGGTTATTTGTAATCGTGGTGTTTCCCGTTGTAGACAGCGTACTTGAAATTTCGACGCCAGATCCTGTACTCTGAACCAGACCCTGCGAATCGTTAATCGTAACTTTTGGCATAATATCGTGATCTCCTTTTATTCGCAAGATTCCGAACCACCGGCGAGATCGGTTGATCACTGGTCCGGACCTAACACTAAATATCAAATCAATATCAAATTATTTGTGAAATAATGCTCTAATATCCGAGAGTTAGACAGGCGACAACATCACCACAAATCCCCATCCCATCCTATCGCAATAATCCTTCGCAGCGATCCACTTGGCCTCATCTACTTCGTCATGCCAACCCTTCATCTCATATAGGACCCTATCCTCTCGACCAAAGAAGTCTGGAACATAATTCCTCGTCGTGCCATCCGGATGCTTGTACGGAATCACGATCGCATGGTTCTTCGTCACCTCATATCGCCTTGCAACACACGTCTGAAAGAATGCAGACTCCCAAGACGAATGCATCACTTCCTCTTCACCAGTCCATGGGCTAACCAATGTCTCCCGCTTGAACGGCGCTCGAGGCCCAATCTTGTTCTCGGCCAACAACACTATCGCTCGCTGCGAAGCCTCTTCACGGAGCACAGGAGCCAACGGAGACTCGGACCAGAAACGATGGACGGATTCTGATCTTTTCTTATTAGATAATTCATTCATTCCTGCCAAAGTCATTTTCATTGCTCTATTTTTAGCAATTTCAGGATGCATGCCCATCCATCTTTTCATATTTTCAGAATTCTTTTTTCCTATCTTAGCTTTTTCATCCTCAGATTTAATTCTGCCATGCGCATGATGACCGTGGATAAATCGAGTAAAATCTTTCAAGGAAATATTCCATTTATTTTTCCCGTTGCACCCACAAGAACATAATGGCGTTTGATTTTCATATTTCCACTTAAGCACATACTGCTGCGCATTCAGTTTGTGACGCCTGATGTGCCTTAAGACGTATTCGAAAGACTCAAATTCAACGTTACACTCTCTGCACACGTTATCTAATTCAGTTAACATACAACTATTATATATACATCAACTCAGTAATTATAAACTACAAAAGCCACCCAAAAGGTGGCTTTTGCAGCTGTTCAAGCTATGAACTCAGATGACGTTCATGTCATATGATATTCATGTCTAAAACGGTCACCGTTCCATAAAAATCTGATCTCACCATTTTCTTACCGTAGCGAGTCATCACGCCCTTACGTGGTGTGAAGTCTTCTGGTGCGAAGATGGTTGGTGTCACGATGAGTGGCACGTATGGGGAGTATACGTAGCCTGTCTCGAGGTAGGATCCGCCCTTGTAGCCGACGAGGATCTTGTTACGAGAGAAGTAGGGATCCTTGTAGACTGTGAAGCGGTTGGAGACTGTGCCGATGGCCTCTGCACCGATGGTGAAGGGGCTACCGACCTGGCCTTCGCCGTCCATGGAGAACTTGGGCTTATAGAGCACCGAGGACTCGAGGATGGTGGCGACGTCTGGGCCTGTGACCATGAAGTTCGCAGAGCCGCGGAGGGTCTTGCGGTGGATGGTGTTGGCGACGTCGATGACTGTCTCGACGAGGGTTTCGTACCATTCACGGACCGTACCGGTGAACTGTGGACCGATGGAGAGCGAGCTCGCGAGGGAGACCTGGGCACCGGTGGTCTTGTTGACGAACTTGCCTGGAGCGCGGCTCCAGTAGTAGTTGGCGCCGTTGGCCTGGGTGACGAGGTCGTTGAGGATCTCGCGGTCGATCTCGAGAGCGATCTGCTCCGAGAGGATGCTGGTTAGCTCGACCTCGGCGTCCATGGAGTGGTACGCGTTGAGGTCTTGCGCCAATTCAGGGCTCCACCGCGCGCGGAGCTTGCGGGTTTCCGCTGTGATGGCGATTGACTCGATCTTGATGTCGATCTCAGGGATCGCTGGCGATGGAGTTGTACCGAAGTCCGATTCGAAGGAGGGGACTGTGACGGTAGAACCGGAACCGCTGTCGACCGAGAGGGCAGTGGAGATCAAGAAAGATGTCTTGGCGGTGGATGTAGCCTTGAGGTTGGTCGCGCCATTCGCTCCCTTGACGAAAAGCTGAACGTAGTTACCGTTGAGCGCGTCAGGAACGAACTTGAGAGTCGCTCCAGAACCAGTCAATGTGCCACGCTTGGTGAGGCGACGAAGGTTGAGGACGCCTGTACCGCCCTGGTAAGAATCGCCCCAGGCTGTTGCGTTGGTAATGCCACCGTTGAAAACGGCAACTTGCTGAACGGCCGTGAGGTCGATCGAGGTGGGGAAGGCGGAGACGGGAACATAGACAAGGAGAGCATCGACGTCATTGTTCGTGAGGGCGTTCTCGACCTGCGAATCGAAGTCGAGGAGGCGTGCGTTCGAGCCGCTAAAGTCTGTTCCGAGGGCTAGAATGCGACCGTCGCTCCAGGTGTCACCGTTGGCGCCACCATAAGAGCCCGAGTAGACGGAGCCCGCGGTAAGATCGAGCGAGAGCGAGCCGGTCACACGGGAGTATCCTGTGCCGACGAGGTCGTACATACCGCCGGTTGCGAGAGAGCCCGATTGGACGCCCTTACCGGTTGGGTTGTTGTAGATCGACTGTCCACGAGTGTAGGTCGAGTTGGAGTCGCCCGCAAATTGTCCCGAGTTGGTACCGTAAGTGTAATCTAGATAGAAGATTAGACCGGAAGGGAGGCTCATTGGCTGAATCGAGACGAGCTCGTTAGAAACGAGGCCGCCGAAGACTCTGCGAACGATTGGGAAGGCGATGTTCGAGAAACCGGTGACCTGGCCGGAGGCCGAGAGTCCGCCGCCGCCACCGGAGAGAGCGTTGCTCTCCTTGAGGACCTGAGCGGCCTGGTTTTCGAGGAGTTGCGACATGACCTCGCGGCGGTTGCCGTCGAGACCACGGAGGAGGCCTGTACGGCTCCACTTCTCTGTTAGACGAGCACGCTCGGCGCCGACGTGGCGATCCTTGATGCCCTGGGCAAGATTTTCTAGTGTAAACTGCTTCATTTGTTTTCTCCTTAAGAAATTTGGGTTTAATTACGAATCATTTGAGTCCGGCGAGACGTGCCCAGCGGTCGGCTTCGAAGCCTTCGGTGAGTGTCGTCGAGGCAGGACGTGTTGCTTGGGACGAGGAGCCGAGGACGCGGCGCTGAGTGTTCTCAGCGAGTGGACGGGATGAGCCGGCCAACGTCTTCACTAGGCTTTCGTATACTAGCTTCACTTCTCTTTCGCTCTTGGCCTCGTCGAGGCGCTCGATCACTTCGGCCTTTTGGCGCTTGGTGAGCGACTCGTTTTGGAGGAGCTTGTTTGTGAACAGCAACTTCGCGTTGAACAGATTCGTTTCCGCCAACTTCTTACGGAGGTTATCGGTGTCCCCCGTCGACCGTGTCGAGACGCCATTGAGGCGGGTCTCTGTGCGATTGCTGACTTCGGTCAACATCGATTGTAGCTTGCCGGTACGACGCACCGACTCGTTAAACTTGGTAGCATAGTAGGCATAGGCCTCTTGCATCTTCTTGGCTTGCTTGGCCTGCTTCTGAGCCTCTTGCTTGGCCTTTTGGGCTTCCTGTTGCTTCTTCTGCTTGGCCTTTTGCTGAGCCTCTTGTTGTTTCTGTTTTGCCTTTTGTTGGGCCTCTTGTTGGGCCTTCTTGGCGCCTTGAGCCTTCTTCTTTGCCTCTAATTGTAGGCGGTGCTCGGCATCGATGCGACGACGAAGGGTCTCTTGTTGCTTTTGAGCCTGTTGTTGCTGCTCGTCTTGCTTACCCATGTCGTCATCCTGGTACATCTGATCGAGCTCGTCCATGTCGTGAGCTTCGTCCTGTTTGTCCTGTTCATCCTGCTCGTCCATATCCTGGGACTCGACATAATCCTTCTGGTCATCGGCCTGAGCGTAATCTTTGCGACGCTTCTTGGCGGCGGGAGAAGAATCGGTACGATCGGCCTTCTGATCGAGCTCGTCCATGTCGTGAGCTTCGTCCTGCTTGTCCTGTTCGTCCGCATCGTCGGATTCTGTGGTGAGGTCGATGTCAAGGAAGGGATCACCCATGTCGTCATCGGCAAATTCATCAGAAACTTCGCCAGGACCGTTGCCCCAGGAAGCCGGCTTGGCCTCCTCGCGGAGGCTACGCATCCTAGCGATTTCACGACGAAGCATACCCTCGTCGATCTCAACTATCATGTTATCGCTAAGTTTACGTGATTCCATCTTATCTACTCCTTCTTCTTCGGTTTCTTCGTCTTCGTCTTCGTCTTTGCCACCGAGATCGAGGTCGAGATCTTCGTCTCCGCCCTCGTCCGCGCCGCCCTCGGAGTCTTCGTCACCACCGAGGTCGAGCTCATCGCCGCTTTCCTCGCCGCCCGCTTCTCCGTCTTCCTCTTCCTCGCCGGTAATGAGGTCGACACCAATGTCGTCGAGGTTGATGTCGTCGGGCATGCCGGTCAGCTTCAATGTTACGTCGCCTTCAAATAGTGATTTTTTGTTTTTCATGTCGTTCTGCTCCGCGAGCTTGTTGAATTCCTTGTATAAGCCTTCCAGCTTCTCTTCATACGCGACCTTGTTAGAAAGTCCAGCAGACTCCTGCAAGTATTCGTAGGTATTTTCGACCTCAGAGACCATCTCCACGATCGCCTTCGCAAAGCCCGGAGTACGCTTGACGGCGCGGCCGGCCTTTGAAAACTTTTCTAATTTAGCACCAAGCTGAAAGAGCTTGGACTCGAGCTGCACGGCGTTGGCAGTGCGAAGCTTGTTGACAAGAGGATTGAGCAATTTGACAGACTCATTGCTGATTTCAAATTCTTTGTCACCAGAGGGTTGAACGGCAAGAGCGTCAAGATCAAGAGTGACCTTGCCTTCTTCATCAGGAAGGGAAATAGCTGAAGCAACATTAGGAGCGCTAGCATCCATCGCATTTATTTGTTCTAGATCTTCCATACCACCAGACAACGAAGCGGCAGCTGAGGCCATAGATGGTTCTGCATCTTCTTCTTCAAAGCCTAAACCGTCGTCAAGCAACAAGTCATCGGAAACATCATCACCATGCTCACGCATGAGCTGATTTTCTATGAGGTCTCTAATTCTTGGAGCCACGGCTTCAATGAGCGCCTTTTTGGCGTTATCTTCCGCAACTTCCTTGAGCTTCTTTACGTCGGCCAACGCCTCTTCGTATAATTGCTTCGTCATGTGCACTCAAACCTTTATCGATTAACTATATATGAAATTTGCTAATTTCTTACTTTACCGAGCTTTTTCCCATCTCTAAGTCGTCACCGAGAGATGTGGAACCCAACTGAGGTGCGGTTGCAGCAGGAGATGTCGTATTGACAGAAGGATTTTTTGGATCAAAATTAGGTTTGATATCCTCGGCTGATATTTCAGGATTCGCACTTTTATCCGTTGGTTCAACCTTGCCAGCCCCAGGAGAAGTGATATCTGGAACGTATGGATTGGCTGGATCGCCAGCCTTGGTCCATTTGACATCGAGAGTATTAGGTGCTTCGCCATATTGAAGAGAAACACCTTTACCGAACATATCGCGATCTCCCTTGCCATCAAGAACGCTCTTGGCCGTGGCGACAGCGGCTTCCGCAGCTTTATCATTGCTATCCTTGTCCCCGTATAGAGCGCTCAATCCGCCCTTAAAAAGCTTAGTCAACAAAGAAACTTTGTTGCTCTTAACCGGTACGTATGTTGTATATCTTCCGCTACCTGGCTTTCCCATAATGGCCACCTTTCAAAATGCTGCTACACCGACAAAAATCTCAGATGCTACGAGCCACACGTCTGCGGGTCTCGACGACCTCACCAAGGCGACGACGGAGACGGGTCTCTTCAATCTTGAGGGCCTTGATGTAATCAATCTTCTTCTCAAGAGCCTTATCGGAACCATGCTCATCGGCATCTATTTCCTCGGCATCCTTGGCGCGGTCCTCTACGGACTCACCGGAACCAAACTTGGAAACTTCTTCTTCGATTATCTTCTTGAGTAGCTCACTCGTCAATTTCATGTGAATTCTCCTGATCAACTAGGCTAAATATATCCCTAAAAATAAATTGAAAATAAAAAGTTACTTCTTGTTCGCTCTCATGAACGCCAGATCGGCCCACTTTGAAGCTGCTTCTTCACCAAAAAGTTGTTCTGGCGCGTAGGACGCCACAAGATTTTCAGCACGACCGGTCGGAGCGGCGTGTAGTTTTGTTCTGTCGTTTTCCAGCATGACAGGCAATGTAGTCGCGGCGGTATCGGCCAAGATGTCGGCCAAGACGCTATTACCGCCGGAAGAGTTCCTTATCGCTTCCTTCAAGTTAGACGCCTGAACGGAACGGGAAACTGATTTCTGAGGAGCAAACGACATGTGAGACGTCGGATGAACCCGAGAAGACTGCCGTTTGCTGGCTTCTTGCAGCGCATTTCCGGTCGAAGATCCCATGCCTTCCGCCAAAATTTCCACGAGACACTCCTTGACTATAGACTTCAATTGTTGTTTGGATATTCCCATACTCAACCCACACCCTCCCAGTAAGTAATTCCACCAAGGGAACCAGTCAAAACAGGCATCATCATCGAGTCGATGGTTGTAAGATTGGCACAGACACTTGTTGAAATATCGCTGCCACCGTCTCTCAAAAGATAGAGCTCTTTAACTCTGACATTCAAGGTAATGTTGCTACCACCGTTGACAAGGATATAATAAGCATTACCGACACCATTAACGCCATTTTCAGTAAATCCAACTCGCAATCGCTGAGCGGCGGTCGTGTTGTTGTTGATGATTACTATATCCTTTGTCACCTTGGGAAAAGAATATTTGACAACAGAGTTTGACACTGTGCCGGACAAGACCCACGGCAGACCAGAAGCTGTGAATTCTGCAGCGTTATTGAAACCTGGTTTTACGTTGTTCAAAGCCATGTCACTTACCTCCAAACGAGATGATGTCGTTCAATACTCTGTCTATTCTATCCGACTTGTTGAATACCCTTCGAAGCTCGGAAGACTCTATCCTCTTACCTTCGGGTAACATAAAGGCGCCTGGTGTCGAAGGCTCGGAGACATAATCCCAACATATCAGCTGAAAGTCGTCCTGCACCACAAAGTAGTCACCTTGTTTCTTGGTAGAACCGACACCGCGCGAAGAGATTCCAAGCTTCACTCCTGATTCAACGAGAGATTGGAGAATCTTACCCGACGGTGTATCTAGGATTTCTACCGTACCGTACACTGTGCCTCCTTCTAGGTAAGCCTCACGGATCAAGTGAGAAACATTCTTTAGGTTGACGACAGAAGAATCCGGGTGGTCAAGCTCTCCTAAGGCCCTGTTCTCTACAATAAACTTCTGATAGTTACGTATCTCGCGTTGGAGGACTTCTATCGGGTAGATTCTACCGTTTTGATTTAGGGTATCGGCCTTCTGAAGGATACCCTTCATCATCACCTTGCCACCGTTCTTCTCCTTGGATTCCCGTATCATGTCGGGAGTATAGTCGAAGACCTCGTATGAATTTAAAAGTCGTAGGTCTTTCATTGATTTTCTCCTTCGCTCGAAATGAGCTCGTGACGTAACGCAGAATATAACATAAACTTTGATACCGTAGAGTCATTGACAGTCTCCAACGACTCGGATACGATAGCTGTCTTTGCTTCGTTCAACTTCTTGACGAGAAAAGTATTGTCTTGGTTATTGGTTTCGTATTCTTCGATCGAATTCAAAAGATCGCTTCTCATCTCTTCGAGCTTCCTCTTTATCGTCGTCTGATCATCATTGGCTGTAGAAAAAGCGTAAGCCTTGATGAGCTCGCGTTGCTCATCGTTAAGGACATTGGAATACTTTTCGTTAAGCTTCTTCATCATCACTCGCATGAGAAGACGTGCGGTGCCAGGAGACTCGTCTATCAAGCCACTTTCGACGGTCTTCTTTTCCGATAGCAACCATGACCGAAGATGGTCTTCATACTTTGCAAGAGACGACAAATCGGCGGTTCCGACAGGCTTTCTCCACTCATTCAGCAACGTCTGTATGGTCGCGTACATCCTGTACTCGGCTATCGGCTGTTCGTAGAAGTTATCATCACGAAGGGAGTAGTTGATGCTACGTATCAACAAAGACTTTTCTCTATCGAGAGCATTCATGTCTGCGGTCCGAGCCGCC